TCCATTGACGGCGCAGGGCGTAACGTCTTAATAATGTAATATTGCATTCCCATATTTCGCTCCGTGAGTTAAAAAGTGATAAGACTGACTGCGATTGCCGCTGTGAGCACGGCGTATGCGAGCATGATGCGGATTGCGGTCAGTGTCATGGTTGCACCGTAGCCTTGGCGATTGCTGCTTGCGCGATACGCCCTAGTGCTTCAGCGGATAATGTCTTTGAGAATTGCGCGATATCCTTCAAAGCGTTGAGCAGATCAGGCGCGGCGGCGATAAGGCGGGCGTTAGCTTGTTGCTCGGTATCAGTTTCAAAGTCTTGACCCCAGCCGCAAATAGTAGCGACGTATTGAGGCGTGCGATGATTGCCTAATGCGCGACCTACTGAAACTTGCGGGCCATCTTCGTACGTGTCTGTGAACTGTTGCCAAGGTCCGGGTGTGTGTGTCATTTGAATCTCCCGAGTTAAGATTGATTAGAAATGCGGGTTATGTTAGTTCCAGAGCTTTGCGCCAGATTGCGATATTGCGCGACGAGCTTCACGACGATTCGGGAACCATTCCCTCTTGTTCGGAATGGGTTGCGCTGAGATGTCGGACAACTCACGCCATTCGACAACGTAACCGTGTTCCCTGAACCACATCGTTGCGAACATGCCACTAAGATTGCTCATTTGAATCTCCGTTAAGTTTGTTTGCACTACGCTCAATACAATGCAATCGCCATGCCAGATCGACATGGAACATACACAAGTTAGTGGGCACTATCGGTAAGAACAAAGCAGGACAAGGAAAGTATTTATTGGAAGGATAACTAGAACACTGGGGAATAGTGGGGCATGTTAGTAACCACTCTGCCGCTCTGCGTCACATTGTGACAAAAACCACGTCACATATTGACAAATTCAAATGGCATACTAGAATGGCAGGCAAGCGGAGTAACGGACCGTCGCAAAGGTGCTCACGACCGATGCGGGCAAACACGAATGGCCACCGTTCGAAGCGGTACGAGCAGCAAGCTCGGGGCCACACAAGAATATCTGTGCAGCGTGCAATACTAGAGTGAGTTTCACCGCAAGGCAGCGTGAGATTCTTTTGACCTACGTTTCCAGACCCCACAAAGACAAAGGCCCAAACCTTTCGGAATGGGCCAGTGCCTAACGGTTTGCCGTTCGAAGTGAGCCGAGAGGCCCAACGGCATTACCAAAAATGATACATGTGGCAAATATCGCATGTCAAGCTCTTTTTGCAACACCTCGCCGGTTAACGTCAAAATCCTTAATATAGATCAAATTCAACACCTGGTGACTACGGCATAACTCGCAGGTTCTGACCTTGATCTATATATTAGCTTTTGACCCTGCTTGGTCCGAACAGCGATGAAAACTTGCAATTACCAAAAAAAAAGAATAGCCTACACACAGAAAGGTTATCCACCATGCCAGCCTGGGACGTTGACGCCGTGCTCAACATGATAGCCCAAGGCATGACCTACAGACAGATTGCCCCACTCATCCACCGGCACGACTCCGCAATAGCCCTAGCACTGCCTCGCATAGCCCAGGGTCGCCATAGGATAGCCCTCGCTTCAGGGTATCGAGCTAGACTCGACATGGCTATGTCTAATGGTTTACCCTTAAGCACCGCGCGATTAAAATTCAATCAGTTACGCCATTACGCGCGCACCCGCCTGCCTTGGCTAGACGCATCGGCCATCGAGGAAAAGGCCAGATCGGCTTTGTATTCAAGGGCTTGCGCTGAGGGTCTGACTGGCAATGGCAAGCTGCCGCGTGGCCGAGCTGCTCAAGAAGTACGCATGTTGCAGAGCAGCAATCAGCCCAAATCATCGGATAATAGCCACACCCAGTTAGTGCTCACTAACAAGCCAGGTAGAAAGCGTAAGCAGATCAATGGCTTGGAGTAGTTGACTAAATTACATTGCGTATAAGGTGCATTATGTTAAATGATCGTGACCGGACCCCCTCCCCGTCGAATCCTGAGCGATTTGGGGGCATTTTGAGGCTGGTTTGTCAGAACAGGTCGCTGGC